CAGGAGGAAAGTCTAGGCATGGGTCCAATAAATGTACAAGAGTAGTATTGTAAGCTGCCCAATTTGGTAACATTTGAGGGGGTCCCCATTGGTTCTCAACACCAGTTGCTTCAGTGACAAAATCAGAGATGCAGGAAGTTGACACAGTGGAACGCGACTCACGACGGAGACGCACACTACCATGCACTGTACATTTTGCATTATGATCTAATCCAATGAAGTTACTCTTTGGGTGCGTAGGTCCACATAGGATGGGAATTCCATAAGAACAGTTTGGTATCATTTCACCTCTAGAGGCGACAAGCACTCCTGGAAGAGCACGAAGCTCATCAAGAGTTTGTTTGTATGTACCTTGAGTAACTGTAACCATAGCGCCTTTTTTGACAAGGTCACTAGCAATATGGAGTCCTACTACACAGGGGGATTTCCCATCAACAATGACAGGTGTCATGCACAATCCGTCATAGTCGGTGGCATGATCATACTCGCCGCCGTCCATCTGAGAATTAAACTTGTGTCCAGTAGTCTTGTAGGTGACATTGATAGGTTCAGAGAAAAACTCATTAAACCGTCTACCTGCAAGAACAGCCATAGAAGAACCCTTAGGCAATGTGGTGGGAAACCACTTATAAAAATCAAATGCATCGGGGCAACGTTCAACGTTGCACAACACTAGATCTGCACCATTACAGAAAGGTACGCAATTGGCAGAATCCGCATAGAAATCCATATGTCCATTAGGGCCATCATGTAGCTCTGTGTGAACTTGAACACTTGAAAATTTCTCAAGAGAAGGTTTTCCTTTGTCATAAAAGACGTGTTCTGGGAACATGGCAACACCTTTTTGCGTGAAAACAAGAGAGTTCCTACTAACATGACCATTGGGAAGAGTAAAAGTTGCGTGAGCGACACTCTTCTTGATAGTACTCATAATTTGGTCTGTTGTGGCAGTCTGGCAAGCACGTGGTACTTTCACGGAAAATTTGAGTTGTTCCATGACCAATCCCATCCAAGAAATTTCTTTTTTCTCGCCTGTGTTTGCTTCAAAATTGTTACGCTGGGACAACCAACGTCCAATGAGAGCAATACCAATAGCGATGGCCGCACCTGTCAAAGGCACGACTGCACTACTGACACGAGTCACAGTACGAGAGGAGGAATCGGGTTCCATATTTCGCTGGAAACACACATCGTTCCTCTTCATAAATTCCCTACGAAGGGCCTTAATCCGGCACTGTTGATATATATACAAATAGAAAATTGCAACAGATGTCCAAGAAATGGTCCAAGGAATTGAAATGTCA